ATTCTCCTGCCGTGGTCAAATCGAAGTAATCAGAAGTACTTGTTCCTATAGATGCAACTGAACTGAAATCAGAGTTTACATCGACCATTTCAATATTATCTAAATGAACCCTATAAACACCAGAAGTCTCATATGTTAAACCCTTGATATATGCAGTCCCTATAGGTCCCCCGGTGCCTCCGGTTGAAGTATAAAGGTTAACTCGATCCGATCCACCTGCATCTGCATAGCGACTTAAGTCTGCACTGGAAGCATCAACATAAACATAAGTACCATAGTCAACCGGAATATAGTCTGCTTCCAGTTCTTCGTATTGTTGTGGACGAGGTATTTTTAATTTAAGAGGATTTTCGTTTTCGACACGGTAACCGCGAACATATGCAAGTCCGGGACTAATAACAGCAAAAATATCTGAGTCGGTGCTATCGTCATCTTCGAAAGTTAACTGAAATGGTTCTGCAAGGTAGTTCCCCGATTCTTCGTAAGTCCTTCTTGCCATCATGTCGTTAATTGTGTTATACTCATCCAACTCATTAATTTGTTCTACGATGGTAGAGTTAATAATACGACACAAGAAAATAAACGAATCTGTTCCCGTTGCATTTGCTTTATCTGTTAACACCAAACGAATTCTATAACGATCTGCACCGGGTGCGGCAACGTTTGGAGTTTCACCACTGTTATCATATAGATCTGTGGTATCATTTACCGTGATAACATCTTGTGTAACAACAAAACCTACGGTTCCATTAAAAACTCTAGAAGTTGGAGAAACAATCAAAGATTGCTTAGGAGCATAAACAAATCTCCCTGCCGCAAAGAAATCACCAGAATCTACAATTACGCGAACACCAGCACCTATGTCAGTGCTGTTAGAACCTACTGTGTAAACACCAGAGTTAATTCCTTCACCCAACGTGAAACGAGTTTCTGTTGCTCCCGGTGCTGCTCCCCCAGTTCCTGTGTATCGAATATAAAGACGTGCATCGTTAGATGCAATTTCAACCGTTTCTAATACAACGGCAGAAACACCACTCGTATCACCAACCAAATTGGTACCAACCGCGATAGTTTCTGCACCAGTTCCCGTAACACGAACATATTTGTAATTATTGTCAACTTCCATAAGTCCCGCTCGAACCGCAGAACCTTCTTTGAAAATATTTCTTCCGAAACGAGTTATCTCTTGTTGAATAATTGTTTGTAACTGAGTCAACTCTCTTGCTTGAAGAGAACGCCCAGAGTTAAACAATATTTTGTGATAACCTTCTGCTTCGTCCCAATCGTCTCTATAAATCGATGATTCGGTTGTGCTGTTATAAGTGTTAGGCATGTGTTAATCCTAGAATGAGATAATTATCTTAATGTCTTCGGTTTGGTTGGGGTCTCTGTCGATTGGTGCGATATTATTTATGTATAGTATCTCACCAGAATATACATCAAGGTCTGGGTCTATCTGATCCGCTTGTACAAACGTACCAAGATCAACTGGACCATTGATAAGAGTAGCATTACCAGCAGTGTCCTGATCGGTAATAACTTCTCCTTGACGGAAATTAGCATATCCAGTTTCAGCGGTTTGGTGAATGTATACATTATTACCGTCAATGTGGTCAACAATCGCTTTAGCACCACTAGTGTCACCAGCAATGATGTTGTCCTCTTGGATATTGGTAACACCCGTAGTCTGTAGAGCACGGTTTGCTTTTCCAGTATTAGCAGTGAAAAGATCAGAACTATTATAATTAGTTGGATCTTTAAACAGAAGTATTTGTCTGAAATCGTTGGCAGTAAACAGTGTAGAAAACTCATCGTCTTCAAAATCTGTTGTTACAAGAAGACTTTCTGCTTTAAGAGTTTTAATAGGGTCTGCTTCAACTCCGTTGTTAGGTCCAAGAACAACCCTTAAGGTTGCGTCTTCAGAAGGAATAGAAGTATCTTCAATTACAACAGAAGCAACACTATATCCTGTTCCACGATTAGTAACACGAACGGTTTGAATAACACCACCGACAACGCTCACGATTGCCGTTGCTCCGGTGCCATCTCCTACCACGGTTGCTGTAGTGTTTGTACCACTATATCCTGCACCGCCATCAATTACTTTAATGTTTAATACCTGACCCGTTGTATCTCCAGTCAGATTATAACTTGCTTTGTTAACCTGTTGAATTTCATATTGCTCGGTTTCAACGTCTTGATCTAAAGGATCTTGAGTAAAAGACGAGACAGGAATGTAGTTAAGAGTAAGAAAACGATTGATAGCAACCTGACTTAGAGTAAACAAATATCTCCAAGTATATCCTTTACCGTAACCACCCGTTCCTCTTTGTGAATCTAGAGTAACGAATTCGTTTTCTAATGGTTGAATAGGATCTGAAAAAACACCAGTTCCGCCGTTAATAAAAGATCTGTCTGGTTCTATATCACTAGGAATAACAATACCAGCATCAGTGTACCCTTGTTCTATACACAAAAAGAATTCATATTTACTGTTCATCACGTAAGGAATAGCAGTCTGTGATGAATCATCATACGGTTGATAAATTGTGTCTGATGACCAGTCCTGTCTAGCAACCGCTGCAGAAACACCCGTGACGATTTTTACGTGTTGAGTAGAACCACGAGATTCTCTGGCATATTCAAAACTGGTTTGAGGACTCGCTGGAGTTTCGCCTGCACCCCAAGTTTCTGATCTGCCCAAACCAATGTACAACCCGGAGTTAAAAGTCTCTTTCGTGTCTTTGATGATCTGTGCAATAAATTCTGTTGTTACTACCGCTGCCATATCTTAATCCGTAATAGTCCTATTTATAGTGTAGTTGTCTCAACGGCAGTCACAGTAATAGCAGCGGTATCCTTCCCAAGTTTGTTCTCTCTTACTGTAGAAACATAACCTTGGTTAGCAGGAACAACCGTTACTTTAATTTCGTTAGACGAAACTGCCTGTGGTGCAAAACCTGAAAGTGTAACTTTACCTGTAGCGGTATCGTAATCACCAGCATTATCTACTACAGCATTACCGCTGACAACAGAGATAACCTCAAGCACGTTAGTGTTAAGACGATTTCTTAGGATACAGGTTCTGCCGTTATAAATGAATTCGGAAGAAGTTATCGAGTAAGTCGATGGGTTGGGTGCCTGAATAGTCGAGGGGAACACTAACTCATACGTCTTAGGTACTGAAAGGGTAGGTGTAAATCTTTGTTGTATGCGTATAACCGCTTGACTAGAAAGAACGCCCGGATCAGAAGCATCGATAAGAGTTAACATATTTGAACGTCTAAAGGTTTCACTAAACTCATCTGTAACCGTATCTAAGTATGATTCAATAACACCTTTTACTACAGACTCAATCTCAGGAACCGTAGCGTATGAAGAAAGAGTTTGGTTGAACTGGAATGTTACTGAAGTCTCAATGTATGTAGTGATTGGTTCTATAAACACAACATCGAACGAAACAACTGCTAAGTCTTTAACTAAATTTCTAATCTGACCTTTCAACGTTTCGCTAGGAGAAGGAGTGATAGAAAGATAGACTGCTCCGTATTGAGCAGGAATATTATCTTCTCCTCCCCAAGCAAGAATGTCTGTAATTTCATTAGAAAAATTTCTTCGTATCAGAGCAGAATAATCTTCGGCGGTTACCATTCGGTTTTGAGATGCATACAAAAACGGTGCTGCTTTACGAATAGACTCAATACTTTCTTTGTTCGCTCCGCCATATGAGTTAGTAATAGTAGTGGGAATAATAGAAGCAGTTGAAGGTGTACCACCAGTGGCAACAGAAGCAGTTGTAGTAAATGTTTTCGCACCATTTGCAGCAGAACCAGCACAAGAATTATATGTGACAACAATTTTGTCTCCGGTTGCTGGAACTTCACCGAGGTTAGCACCATTACCGAAAGCAAGTTCATAATATCCGTTTGGCGTTTCTTTCAAAACATAAATTCGAGAGTTCTGATCTAAAGAAGAAACTGTGTTCACGTTATTAAACGTTTTGTTAGTAGGTCCAACCGTAACTTCTACCGTATTGATGTCCATGTCTTCGTTTGGAATAACATATGCTTCAGTTTCAGCATCATTACCAGCAACGAATGTTTTTTGTTTTTCAGTACCTTCCGTTATCTCAACGTTTTCCCACGTATATGAATATGGGTCAGATCCTTCCTTCGATGCGAAATAGTCTTTGAGAGTTCGGAAAGTGTAAGTAGTTTCTTCTACAGTTGTCGTGAACTGAGTTCCAGCAGGCAACACAAGAGTAGGACCAGAAGTCGCAGAACCCGCAGCAACAACATTGATCACTGCTTTAGATGATACTTTTGAATTTGGAATATATCCAATTGCAGTTGCCAGACCAATAACTGACGATCTCAATTGAGCGGTGCTGAGGAATGCTTCGTTAAGAGCAAAGTTTGCAGTCAGTCCATTATAGTGTGTGTTATATGCAAGAACGTCAAGAAGATTAGAAAGACCTGACGCTTCAAAATTATAGTCAGCAAATTCTGGTTTCTGTTCAAACCATGTTTTAAGATTATTTCTTATCGAGTTAAAATCTAAACCCGTGCTGCTAATAGTTGTTGCCATTTATCTTAACCTCGAAACTGTGGTTTCTAATACGACATTTTCATCTGTACTTAAAATACCAAATTCAACTCTGATTCGACATGCGTTTCTATCCAAATCGAATCTTACGTCTAAATTTTTGATAGAAGCACGAGGTTCGTATCTTGCGATGGTCCCGTATATTTGCTCTCGCACTTCATCTTCTGTATCCAGATCCGCAAGATTGAATAATTGTCCTCTTAAGTCTGCGCCAAAATCTGGACGAAAAGGTTTTTCGAATCTGTTAGTCTGTAATAAATTTTTAACCGCTTGTTTTACCGCTGCAGCATCTTTTTTCTTAAATATATCTCCAGTAGAAGAGTTCAGACCAAAGGTAAGATCTATATCAGAATAAACCTTCTGCCTACTCGTTACTAGAGTAGCACCCTGTAAATTACCGTCTTCTGTTGAAAGTATTTTTGCCATAGTCTTATTTATAACAGAATCTCAACCAATTCGTTCTTCGATTGGAGTTTTGTGTTAAACGTAGTTTCTACATTTCTTTTAAAAGAGATATCAAAACTTTCGGGTACATTCGGCATTTCAACAACAATCTGACAAGACGGATTTCCTGACGGATCGTAAGTATCATAATCTAAGATTAATTTATCGTAATCACAATAGTCTTTCCAGAATACAGCAAGATCATACGACTTGGCAAAATCTATTTTTCCATTAGTTCCGTATAACTGATATACAACTGCTCTTCCTGTTTGTTTCAAATCGTTGGTAGAATTAGAAGTGACTGTTTCTTTTTCCGCAGCAACATAAACTCCTTCCGCAACCGTCAATCTATGTTGATCAAAGTCTGAGTTAGCAGTAGTCTTTTTAATCAATTCTGCATGCAAGTAGAGATTACGTGCCAGTTGATCTTTATCGGTTTTTATCCTTTCGAATTGAACCCTGCTTCCTCTCGCTCCTAAAAACTTAACTATAGGTACTCCTGCCGCTAACTGTGTGTTAGCGGTAATATCAGAAGCAAAGTTAGGATTATAAACTGGATCTGGTAAATATATCATACTAAGAATCTCTTGCTTTTCACGTCTGCGGGGTTATTGCCCAAAGGTTTGTAACCAAATTTCTTCTGTTTAGATCTATTTGAAGTTCTACCAATCTTACCATCAAACGCTTTTGCGAAATCAGTAGACAGTAAACCTTCTGCGACAAGATTGTTCGTAAACTCTTTGTTATTGAAATTAGCGGTGTCCCGGATCTTAGAACGGATCTCATCAATAGTAGGATCACGATCAAACAAGTCTTTGTAATCGTCCGTTTTCAGAATCTTAGAAACGAGAGAGTTTGGATCTTCGATGTCCGTATCCACAATTACCTTACGAATAGCAAAGTTACTCACTGCCAAGTGTGGAGCAATAAGTTCTGTTGTCGGTTCTGGTGCATCCGGTGGAGTTTCGATAAAAGGGAAAATAGTTTCATACTTCTCCGGTTCTTTCACACTAGGCGCGGAACCAGAACCATTACTATGAGTTTTTGCTTTACCAGCACCTTCAGCATATTTGGCAAAGGGAGTTTGTCCTGCTTTGTTTGCGAAATCAGCAGTGATTGCCTCTGCCGCTCGACCCACGAGAGTTCCGTAGAAAGTCGTACCGCCGTTTCCTGCGCCTTCTGGAGGTCCAGAATAGACTTTACCGTAGTGATCGACCAATGTGCCACCGATGGTTCCTTTCGTCCCCAGAACAGACACAGTGATTCCTGTGATGTTCGTGGTCTCTGATGATGCTGCCCACTCACTCTCTGCCGTAGTCACAAGACGATTCCCAGAAGTGAGTTCTACATCACCCTCTACCCAATTGTTCTGATCCCCCTTGACAAACACATAATTATCTGATAATAAGGTTTGTGTGTGAGTTCCAACAACTCGACTGCTCTGCGAACCCTTGATCGTTGAATTATGGTTGTTATCGAATGTACCTGTATAACTACCATGCACTGCTTCTTCTTTATTACCAGCAACGTCAACGTTAATGTTTCCATCTACGGTGAGATTATAGTCTCCGGTGACTCGAACGTTGAGATTGCCTTTGTAAACAAGGTTACCCTCACCCTCAACGATAACAGTGTGGTCTCCCCCAGTGACTTCGACCTTTTTATTAACCGCAGAAAATAGCACAGATCCATCAGCACGAAGTTCTAATCCTGCTCCCGTTCGATGTTTCATGATAATTCGTTCACCACCGGGAGTGTCATCTATTTCCCATGAATGTCCTGCGGGTGTTTGCTGAACCTGATTGAACGGATATTGAGACGGTTTCTGATCCGGAAGTTCTATCGAGACGTTTTTATCGCCACCACCACTAAACAATTGTGTAGTGGTTTCGCCTTTTGCTGCCTTATTAGTAGAAGTTCCAAAATAATAATCTTGTGTAGGGTATTGACCACTAGCGTCAGAGAATCCTGTTTGAGGTACTCCGAGTGTGTCTTCCTGACCTTCGCCCAGTTTCTGGATACGTGTTACTATATTATCTTCTTTGGTTGTCATTCTGGTATCCTTGTTGTGACAAGTTCTGACGGTGAGAAAGGACCTCTAGCAGAGGGATCTTCGAACAATGATTTTTTGTTGAACAAATCATCGACATAATCTCTTACATCAAAACCCGGATCTTCTTCTAAAACGTCTATATCATTATGTCCAAGGATTTGTCCTCCCGGATATCGAGAATAGAAGGCAGCACAAAAAGCATTAAACGTATTCATTTGTGCAAGAGTCAAAGATGACACCCCTCGATAAGAACCCGGAAACGCAGTACCTGAAGGAGCATTGATACCACCGACAAAAACTAGTCCGATGCTATACTCGTCATGTCCGTTTACATTAGCGTGTTCGCCTTGTTTGTTGACTGGTCTGCCCCTTTGTAATGAACCGTCTCTTCGAATAACATAATGATATCCTATACCACTAAGACCTAGATCAATATGAATTTGATTAATCTCTTCTGATCCAATATTCTTATTCGTGTAAGTATCAGTCCAGTGTACAATAACTTCTGTTACTTGACGAGAGATAGAGTTAATATCCGCTTGCAATTCTTCTACTGAAGACACATACGAAAACTTCGCTCCCTTGTCTTCGAAATTTAAAGTAGAACTAAGATCAAACGGATCCGCAAAAGCAGACTCTTCATTCTCTATTACCACACTTCCTGCAATGGTTGTGTTAAGGTCTTCTAATCCTGCCCTAACTTCATCTGGGGTTTTACCGGAAGATTTAGAGATAATGTCAACCGCTTTATCTCTTTCCGCTTGATCTCCTTGTGCCAGAGTAATAACCTCGTCCCTATCTAAAGAAGTTAGATTGGGTGCAAGACTTCTCATGATAGTGGTACCTTGCCCGGTTTGTTTTTCCGTAAATCCCTGAAGCAACCCTGACTTGGAATCGCTAACAATGGTACCTACCGTTTTATCATAAGCATCTCTGCCTTTTGATAATTGGTTTAAATTATCATCTAATCCTTTTTTAGCATCTGAAAAAACAGACTCTCCGATTTTTCCTGTTTGTTCCTGAAAGTCTGTTTTGAGTTTGTCTTGGTTAATGTCAATATTTTGCGTGAGACCATCTGCAACTTTGGTAACCGACCCTTCGACAGCAGAGGTTAAAGCAGCACCTTGACTTTGAAGTGCTGTAACTGCGTCGGCACCGCTTGCCACCCCTGCTAAATTTTTTCCAACATCACTAGCAGCGGCAGTAGCACCCGCAGGCAACGAACCCAAACCTGACACTGCATCATTGATCGCACCCTCAGCGGTTGCTGCAAGATCATTTGCCTTTGCGGTAAGTTCATTCAGTGCGTCTGCACCGGGAAACTTGCCTAGATTCCCCTTTGCTTTTTCAAGCAAACTCAACTGTCCTTTCGGCATCACATTACCAGCAATCTTTTGTACGTATCCGTCAAAAACTTGCAACCCGGTGACTTTGGCAAGCATAGCATTAATAGATTCATCTATTTGAGAACTAGGATCAATTGAAGACGATATCGGATAAACATTTCCATCAGAATCCGGGTCACTCCAAGCAATAGCAATCTTGACTGCACTTTTTGTTTTTGCTGGTAGAGAACCAAAGTCGTTTACTGCTCCTTCGAGGGCAGACAACTGATCAGTGACCACCCCTTCAACTGCACCCGCATTCAATTTACCGGACACATCTTTCGTTAGATTCGTAACACTCTGAATACCACCATTAATTTCGCCTGTAACCTGCCCCACCTTTGTCTCGGTTGCATTAGCAAAAGAGGTTTGAGCATTTGTCGCAGCATTTTTAACACTACCTTCATACGCATCATTTACAGAGGCAACCGTCTGGTTTAGATTAGTTTTTATTGTTTCTTTAGTTGTCATGCGAACACCTCTTCAAAGGCATTTTCTGATTTAGACAAGGGGTTTTGTATATCAGATTTAATATAAAATTTAGTCACGATGTTAGATGCTTCTTCTATAGTTTTTGCTTGAAGAAGTTTTTTGTTTGCCAAGTTTTGTGTTGTCCTGAGTTCGTAAATAACAAATTGAAGTTGAGTTGAATAATTTTTCCAATCTACTTTGGGTTGGAAAAGGGAACCGAATTGAATAAGACGATTGTACCTGTTGCCTTTTAAACGACTCCATGCAGCAATCCCTACACCGTCACCTTGAAACCCATCGACAGGAAACGTTTCGAAGTTTGATGCTGCTTCTAAGTTACCCGTGATTGCAGCACTCTGTAAAGGAGTGTAACCATTATCTATAAAAAATTTAAGAGACTGACTTCTCCTTCTTGCTACTGAGGTACCTGTTCTAGAAGTATCATTGTCAATATTGATTGTAACAACATTTTGGATTTTTTCTTGGTCATAATTAAAAGACGTTAGACTATTTCCTACATTTCTTTGAACTTCGGTAGGAAGTTCGATACGAGGAAAACTTCCTAATATTAAAGGTAACTGAGAAGTTTTACCGTCTAAAAAAACACCGAACACAAAAGACCCAGCAGACAACTGCGCAATTCTACCATACCCAGAAATACCACCTTCTGTGTTAGGAATTAACACCTGTGCCCAAGGAAGATCTGACTCTGAGATGTCACCAGTATACAGGTTATGTACACCGTAGATTCGAATTCGAACTCTACCCTCAAACCCAGCAGGAGGTTGTGCGTTGACCACCGTTGCAACAAACCAACGAGTGTCGTCTCCATAAAATTCTTTTGGTAATGAATAAGGATATATCATGCCGCACCTAAACGATTCGCAGGTCTATTTATTTTCGATATTTCACAGGTAACATTGTGAGTAGACTCTCTAAAAACATGTTTGGTTTTGGTAATCACGTAATCACCAGACCATCTGGAATCATACAATTCGGTATTACCTGATTCCGGAGATAGTACATCCAAACTAAGAATATCTCCAACCGTTGCTTTTGATATTAAAAAGGCAACCCCCGGAACAACTATGGTTATTGAGTTCGATAACAAAACCTGTCTTAAAATATTTGATCTAACTTTCAATGCGAACGATGCATTTGATATGTCATCGTGATATGAACGGTAATCTGGATATAAGTTAGAAGCAGATACCTGATGCCAATACACAGAGTTAAATTCATCAACGCCTTTGTCTTCTATAGTCTGGAAATCATCATAGATATCTTGCTCTGAAGCAGGATCTATAATTTCGTTACTTTGCAGACTCTTAAAAATTTCTTTAAATGTAACTCTTGCTCGATATGAAATTCCTGTAGAAACATCGGTGTTAGTGTAGAAACTTCCGTACACCCCTTCTTCGATTTGATTAAGAGTATCTACAGGATCCTTAAAATCGATTGCAGCAACTTGAGTAGAAGCACGAGCAGGATCTAGACTTGCAGCAGACTGGGTTGCCGCCTGAGAATAGATGTAAGGCAGTTGAGAATTAAATGCTTTTTGTGATAAAATTCCATCAAGATCTGCAAGTCTTACATTATCATCGTGTATAGAAGAATACAAAAATAAAGGCGAACCAAAATCAGTAGTTCCTCTATCGAGCAAAACTTCGCATGCTTCGATTGGAGTTAAATAGGGAACAATATATTTTCGTTCTCCTTGCGCTGTTTTGCCTGTACTAAGATAAGACTGATCTACTTTTTTACCTAACTCACTCGTAACAATTTGAGTAATCATTTTTTCGATAGGTCCGGTGTATGCTCTACTAAATGGTTTGAGAGCATTAACGTAAGCATGCTCTTCTATCAAATTAAAAAGAAAGGTGGTGGACGTATCATTCGACCTTACGCTTTTTTCCATGTTATACAGATAAAAAGTTTTATCTACAACAACGTCTGCATTTTCTTCTGCTCCTGCAAGACGAAGTGTTATTTTTTCTGTGCCTTTAAATTGAGTCTTACTCAAAAAACCAGTCGTATCTGTTATTACTATTGTGCCCGTTAACCAAGCGGATTCGATATCTTCAAAAATAACAATTTCAAAAACATTAGATGCAACTTCGATTTCTTTGTCTTGAAATCGATCAGCAGTAATAAATGCTTCGACTAATTTAAATTGCTGGTCTCTGCCTGCCATGATTAACCTTTAACTAGTCGTTCAAACTCAGAGACTACTCTAGCGATGATGTTAGGTTTAATGATTCTAATTCGACGTGCTTCGTCATTGGTTGCTTGAAGATATTCTCTATTAGTAATAATAGTCGCTCCGGGAGGCGGATCAATTTCTATTGGTACTACACCATACTCTAAAGGGTTTAATTTAAAAACATTATCTGCAATTACTGCGTCTAACCACTCACCACTCGAATTTTCATAGTGATGGTGTGCATCCGGTTCAATCACCGCATCAACACCACCACTTTGTAAGTTATCAAGGAGATAAGTGTCATTTAAAGTGTCTGCAATATCATATGTATTGTTCGTAAAATAAGGAATTGGCATATATGCATGAAGTTCTGGTCCACTTCTATTTGTCGAATGCATAGTTGCATAACCTAACTGATAGTCTCTTTCAGAATCCAAGGGTCCCCAAATCTCTATTGCAGCACCTGTCGTTAAAGGTGCAATCATCGGTTTATCTAAAGTCACCACATTGTTAGAATATGCTGTTACATATGTTTCGTCTTGAATAACATCATCAAGTCTTATGATATCGCCAACACGAATGTCAACACTGTGCGCATTGAGATCAACTTTGTATGCATCACCGTTCCATACTGTCAAAGTCACTGGAAAAGAAACTCCATCGACTGCTTCATAATCATCTGTGGTATTGTT